CCAGGTTTTTGCAGGTATGAGTCTTATCAATCAAAAATGGTTCCTTTCGATAATCATCGAGTCTGGAAGTTAAATGGATTAACTGAAAATGTTTGGGGAGACAGGCCATATAAAGTTGAATCTTATTTAGCTCCTCGTGACGATTGGTTTATTGGTTTTATATCACTAGGGAATCCCTATATGGGGATGATGATACTTGATCAAGAGATGGCAGAACGTTATATAACCTCGACCAGCTTCGATCCTGTAAGAAGTTTTGAGCTGACGCAGTTTCGTTGCTGGCCTCTGGCTGATCGTAGTTCTATGGGACTCGCTTTTGAAAATCCCCCAGCACGGGGAGAGCACCGCCGTGTGGTTCCTATCGTTAAAGTAAAAGATAAAGTACACATAGCCCCTTGCGGCTTAGTTGAACATTGTGATACTAAGTACAGTAAGTGTTTAGAGAAAGAAGGTTATGTTTTAGATTTGTCAGAGATGCTTGATGCTTGTTAATTTTATTCAATTGACGAGTCTTAAAGCTGTCTAGTAGTTGCGGTTATACTGGTGTGATAGAGACTGGTTTCGGCTAAGCGTTCCGGCTTTTTATTATGACTGCAACTCCTAGCGCGTCCAATAAGCAACGTTTTGACGTTCTGCGCAAAGCCGGTACGCTTTTCGGTCTTGACCTTAGTGGGTTGTTTGAAGAAGGGGAAGGTGAGGGAACCGGTTTTGGTGGTTTAGTGCCTTCTTTTGAAGTTACTAGTTTTGTAAAAGGGCGTAGTCCTGGGACTTTAACGTACGAAACACCAAAAACTCCTGCGCAGGAGACAACTTTTAGTTTAACTGCTCCCACGGAAGCGCTGCCTGCTCCTACTTCCACACAGCCTGCTTCCCTTGGCGGGAGTCAAAATATAACAATCAACATGCCTCGTTTTGAACCTGAACAGGAGGCAAAGAAGACCTATAACGTTGATGTAACTAAAGGTCAGAGTTCTACATTATTCGGCCATCAAGATTATTTCCGAAATCTTGAAGCTGGGGTACCAAAAGAGTACCTGAAGGATTGGGTTAGTCAAAATACTGGATTACTAGGAGAAGGTAATAAACCAGGCAAAGGGGGTCTCTATGACGAAATGATGGCCGGTGATGTTAAGTTCCCTGGCTTCCTTCCGTCATCCTCCGCTGGCACTGCAGGTGAGGGCGGAACTGCTGAGTCCACGCAAACTACCGCTACAGACACTACTTCTGCGTCTAGCACCACTGAGCCTACTGTTCGTTTAGCGGGTCAGAAAGTTAAAGCACTTGGTGGTGCTGGTCCTGTGCTCAGTAAGAAAGAAGCTGAGAGCATAGCCAAGTCTCAGGGACGTACTGTTGCCCAAGTGATGGCAAGTGCACAGAATAAAAATATCGCTATGGGGGCTGGTTTAGTTAACGCTCTTACTAGTGGAAAGATTTCCGCTACTCCATATAGCGCAGCTGCAAAAGCACTGGCTCCGATGCAAGGCTTAAGACTCAATCAAGGGTCAGCTTACGCCGGTTTTAGTACTACTGCCACGCCGGCAGTTGCTCCAAATAAATTTGGAGGATCTGGTCAGCCCGCGACTACCACTACTACCCCGATTGTTGTTCCCCGAAGTGTGTTAGCTGGAACCGCCCAAGGCGGCGGTCAAGCAAGTAGCCAAGGTGGCGGCGGAGGCCAAGGCGGCGGTGGTCAAGGCGGAGGCGGCGGCCAGGGCGGTGGAAATAAAGGGGGCGGTGGAAGCCAGGCCGGCGGTCAAGGAGGCGGTCAAGGCGGTGGAAATAAAGGTGGCGGAGGCGGCCAAGGTGGCGGAAATAAAGGCGGAGGAGGTAAGAATAAGTAATCGATTTTTACCGATAAGCCACCATGGACCTTTCTCCTGATCCTGTTAATCACCCCCGTCACTACACTCACGGGGCAATCGAAACCATCGATTACATGGAGTCGTGCCTGACGGAAGAAGAGATACGTGGTGGCTACAAGTTAAACGTACTGAAGTATGTGTCGCGTGAGCGCCATAAAAATGGCCTAGAAGACCTGAAAAAAGCTCAGTGGTATTTAGATCGATTGATCACTTATTTAGAGAAAAACCAAGAGCCGCGTTAAACTAGAGCAAAACAACCTTTTCGAATGGATATCCGCGCTTTCGGATCTGTATACGGACAGTCTGCCGCCTTGCCTTACGCAAGTGGTTTTGGGTGGGCTCCGTCAATTGGTCGCAAGAATTTCGCAACTTGCCGCGCTATTTTTATTGAGAGCAAGGCAAATAGCAGCAAAGATTATTTAACTGTTGAACTTTCTGATGCTCCTGGGCAGCATTCTACTGCAATTAACTTAGAAGGTAATACTTTAATACCTATTGCTTGTACTGCTATTATTAGCGGTAGTGTTCAGGGCGTTTTCGTTCTCTACTAATGGATCCTTACGCACGAGCTGGGTTTGGTTTTGCTAAGGCATACCAAATGAACATGCAAGCTGCTGATGCGCAACGGCAGGCAAATGCACCTTCTTCAAATGCGTTTGCTCAGATCTTGAACGACGAAGAGACTGACTATACTTACTCACCCACGCCGCAAGCACCTGCTCCTCCGGATGATCAGTACACCGGTATGGAGCCTGATGGCGGAAGCGTTTTGGAGCAGACTAACGGCAACTCCTTAATGCGTGCTAAGCACAAGGTCGCAAAGTACCTACAGGAGCGAGATTGAGCTACTATATTGCTAGCTCAGTAGATCCTAGTGCTCATCGACGCGTTTCCGTACTTCAACGAACGAGAAATTCTTGAGTTACGGATTAAGACACTAGAAGATCACGTTGACGGTTTCTTAATTACCGATGCAAATAGAACGCATCGCGGTGAGGAAAAACCTTTTACGTGCTTAGACACTATTCGTGAACTTGGTCTTAACGAAGACAAGATTCAAGTTCTCCATGTTGAGCTTCCGTCCTACGAAGAAGCTCCAGATCCTTGGATTCGGGAACGAGGTCAGCGGGACGCTTTAGGTGTTGGGCTTCATATGATGCCTGACGATACTGTTTTTATTTGCTCTGACTGCGACGAAATAGCTAACCCCAAACGGTTCCCAGAGTTATTGGAGACTGTAAAAAATAATAAGGATAAGATTGTACGCCTTAGCATGTCGATGCACTACGGGCGTGCTGATCGACAGCTTGTTTCTCCTGAAGGAGAGCTGTTCGACTGGCGTTGTGGTGTTGTAAGTACTGTTAAACAGCTAAAAGAATTAGGCACTCTGTCTTCTATGCGTGCCAGTCAAGATAATTTGTACTTTGGCAAGCGTGACGCAGGTTGGCACCTGAGCTGGATGGGAGATTCGGATAAGCGTCGTACAAAGCTGCGCTCTATAGCTGAGTATTACATCTGGGATAAACCAGAAGTTCAGAAAATGTGCGATGAATTTGAACCTAATGAGGGTAGTACAGATATGTTGGGTCGTGAGGATCATTTGATTACTTACTATTCCATCGGAGATTTACCCGAGGAAGCGGTTAAACTGGAAAGAGTCAAAAAGTACCTTCTTCCAGATGGCGAATAATATGCCTGCGGAGCTTCTGAAGAAGTTTGCGGCCGACCGAGAGGCCAAAAAAGCTCCCAGCGGTCAGGAAATTTCTGGTTCTTCTGCCACACGGCAGCGAGCCGTGGCTAAAGCTCGTAAAGCTAAGGAAAGTACTTTCCGTAACTGATCCGTTTTTGGATCTCCTCATTCGTGCGTATAAATGGCCAGCTCGACCGAAACACGAAAAAGATTTACTGAAATCTTAGAGGCCTCGCGCACTCAGGATCGAAGCAACCAGGCTTCGACGATGGTTGTTCTGAGCCATCTTCAGCAGATGACTCTTCTGATGATCAAGAAGGGTCTAGCTTTTTATTGCGATCAAGATACATTTAGAAGCCGTACACGATTTTTAGAAGACATAATTGCTCTAAACAAATTAGATATTCGTTTTCCTGCGATTATTCGTAATTTTTTAATCGACGGTTGCGGTCTGTTTTACTTCCGACCAGACCCAAAACTTAAATATCAGATTTATTTCTTCAACAAAAATCAATATCGTGTGTACCATGACGTTAATGGCAACGTAGAAGAAGTCATTATTGTCTATAGCTATAAAGTAAAGAACGCAAATTTAGGCTTACCTAGTAATTCTTACGGGCAGAACAAGCGTTATGTACGTTTAACGATTACTGCCGATGAAATTAGTGAGGTTGAAACTGATACCGAGCTCAGTTTTGATCTTGAACCTGGCGCTGTTCTGACTCCAGCCAAAAAAAGACCTAACACACTTGGTTTTATTCCCGCTGTTGAGGTTTTAAACAAGCCAAACGCCAGTGGTACTGAAGGTGAAGGCGAATTTGATCCTTTTATGGAGCAAATTTGTTTACACGATGAGCTGACACGCAACATCGCCAAAAATATTGAGTTTTTTGGCAACCCGACGCTGATTAGCTCTCGTCCACGGAGTGATCTGGTCGAAGCTAGTGATGCTCAGAGCACTTTTAGGCCCACAATCAGCAGTCAGAGTGGTTTTGCCGGTGTCGACAGCCCCTCGACTCGAGTAAGTGAGCCTTTTGGCTCGAGCATGGGCGGCGGTTTGCGTGTTCCGCGCATTATTGCCAACGTTGAGCCGTCTGACCGAGTTGGTTACATGACACCGGACCCCGTTAACGGGGATATGAACCGGTATGCCCTTCTTTTACGAGAAGAGATTCGCACAGCCTTAGGCGGTGTGGATGAGATTTCAATTTCTGCTGGTGCTACTGCCACGGAAATTAAAGGTTTGATGGGTCGAGCTCAGGCCACGGCTCTCCGGAAGAACAAAAGTTTCCTTACGTATGGGTTTAATCGTCTCTTGGAAATGATGATCTATCACCAGGAGACTATCTTCCGTGAGTCGTTTATTGCGGCTGCTGGTTTAAAAGAGCCGAAGCCGCCGAAAGAACAAACCGAAGAAAATATTGAGAAATATCAAAACGCGTTAGCTAAGTTCGAAGCAAAAGTTACTCAAACTATTCAGCTAGCTCTTCAGGAAAACAAGGTCCCTCCCGGAGTTATCGGGCTTCCAGAAGATGGGGATCGAACTGTTACGTATCGATACCAGGGCGACGTCTACGAAGACACTGCTTACGATATAAACCAGAAGTCCATCGTTGTACGTAACTTACAAGAGCTTGGTGTGGATAGCATCGAAGCTCTTAAATTCCTTTTTCCTGAAAAAACTGACTCTGAGCGAGCTGAAATGTTGAAGGGTTTCCCCTTCCGCATGGTGCAACAGACACAATCAGCAATGCAACAATTTCTGGTATTATTAAGCCAGATGTTGCAGTCGCCGCATCCACTTGCGCCTAATCAGCCACTTGCGGCTGATCCTAGACTGAACATAACTCCGCTCCTTTACAGGACATTCGACCACCTCGCGGAAGAACTAACTTACTCGGGTAGCTATGAGCCAGCAGATCCAAGCTTCGATCCCGAGCCCGGTCTCCCCGGCGGTAGCCCCGGCGGCAACTTCGGACCAGGGCTCAACCGCCTACCCGCAGTGGGTGGCGCAAACCTCTACCCCGGCGGTAGCTTCGGTTCCTACAGCCCAACCGCCGTCGCAGGTGGCACCGGCTACGGGCCCTTCTACCAACAGCCAGTACAACCAGTTAACGTCGCAATCCTCCCCCAGCAATCCGTGGGAAGCAGCGATGGGTACCCTGGAACGGGTGCTCTCGCAGGTGAACTCTCAGTCCCCCAGCCAGGTTCAACAGTCGCCTTACCAGGCAACTCAGCAACTGGCTACTCAACTGAGCAGTCAGAATTTACAGGCCCAACCCTGGGCTTACCAGGAGCAGCAGGCAGCGCAGACCTGGCCTACCAGCGCCTCTCCGACCCAAGCTTCCTCGCAAACTTCTACGGCCCCGCAAACGAGCGTAAGCCCCGTAACCGCCGAGGTCGTTAGTCACTTCGGTATCGAAGCTCCTGGTATCCTCAATCAGTACGCTTGTTCTCTTGAGGATCTCCTGGTAGAGCAGGCTCAGCAACTGGATGTTCTTACTGCTCGCCACGATGCGATGCAGACCATCCTGACTGATCCTGACCATCTGGCTAACTACACTGATCGTTACTTCACCGAGGTTGTACCCGTGGATATCGATAGTGATAGCTCCATTGGTTATCAGCAACAGGCTGAGGCTTATCAGCCTCGCTATGACATGCCTGCTCCTCCTGCGGGTGCTGGCGGTTCTACTGTTGGCTCACAGCCTGAGCAACAGTGGAATCAGTTCAGCGAAGTCATGAATCGCAGCCCTGAGAACGCCTGGCGTTATCTGAGCCAAATGGGTCCTGAAGCGCTTCGCAGCAAGCTGCTCTTTATGGATCCCGCTTGATAGACTGAAGAAGCCAAGGTCTTGATAAGCCCTCAGAAATGAGGGCTTTTTTCTTGCTATTCTTTAAGCAAAAGGTTTACTGCCGTGCATACGCTTACAGATCGCCGCCGGAAGACTCCTGTTGAGCAAAAGAAAGAAGAGATTTCCACGCCGGTTGAGCAAGAACCCGCTCCCGCCGCTGAGCAATCTGAAACTTTTGATGAGTCGATTGTTATTAGCTGATCTCGTCGTTTTTATTAACACCTACGCGTCTTTCTAGTTCTTTTTCTGCGAGACGTTCGGCAGCGGCCAGTATCCGAATGCCTGCATATCCGATTATGAAAGAGGTGGCGATTGACTCGTTCTTCGTTAGTTTGAATCGCTCCTCGATTGCTGGACTTACAAACGTAGCGAGCATCCAGCCAACTATAGAGGCTTTGATTAAATAAGGAATTACTTTTTTAATCCCGCGTGGGTGTGTCAGGCTTTCTGTAATTGATCCTGAAAAACAGGCTATAGAAGCTTCAGGATCTTCGAAAAACATTGTCAGGGCTCTTTCTATCTGCGAGGACATTCGCCCTGTTAAAAGCTCTTAAATATTTTAAACCAAGTAAAATTAAATTATTCGGAGTGTCATTATGGTGTATACGCCGCAGACAAACTGGAAATATGATAAGAATCTGTACCACCCAATTCAATCTGGTCCGCAACGTACGGGTGATGATCTTGATCTAACTGATACTTATTTAGTTGTATCTAGTGGGTTTGTCACGCCTCTAGGTTTCACGCAGACCTGGTACGGCGTTAATGATCAAGGGGCTGACTTTGGGCGTATTCCTGTAGGTCCGCCGAATTTAAGCGGTTATTTCACTACTGAGTGGAAAGCTGTTCCGCCTGCCGTATCTGGTTATTGGACAAATTACGAAAATACACTTCCTCACGCTTCTGGGCTTTTAGATACTTACGTCGGTTTCAGGGCGCAGGGTTTATACAGCACTGCTAATGCAACTGTTCAAACTGCTTTCGGGCCACGGCCAGGTCTCAGAAATTTTGGCACGCATACTTGGTACGGCGAGCAGATACCGGATAACCAGCTCTACAGTCCCTTCCAGACACCAGCTTCAAACGACAACACGATTGAGGGCGGTGGGATTACTGGTGGTGGGGTTACACACCCCACAAATCAGTCACCAACTTTGACAAACCCCACAAACGATACCTCTGGGTCTCGTGCTGCTTGGGTTTATCACTACCCCATCTACTGCCAGTCTCTCACTGAAACAAGGTATACGGGTGTCCCCGGTCAGATGGGTTCTCCGGCTCGTAATAGTTACAGAGGTAAATCGTTGCGATACGCTCCGAATTACGGATCTGTATATGGTGTGCTTGGTGAGGGTGTACGTAATATGGTGCGTACATTTAGCCCCGGCACTAAAATCTAAACCGCTAAGAACGCGACAAAGCTCTTACTTATCTCGCTTCTAGGGTTTTAAGATTAACTTTGTAGTTTCTTCTGGATATTATCGATGTTCATCGATAATGATTTCCCGAAGATTCTTGGTGCTGAACTGTACCGTCCTCACCCCGCATACATCGTTGAGATGGCTGCGGAGCCTGTGGTTGTTCACGATTTTTCGAAGCAACCCGGCCAGACTGTGCAGCTTGACCGTTACCGCTTCTTCGGTAACCCCGGCTCCAAAGAATCTCGCGAGCGTACTGCTGAGCAGACCATCGGTACTGCTAACAGCCGCAATATCGTGAAGGATAAGGTGCTCGTGACGCTTCGCGAGTACACCGGTCCTGCTGACCCGAGTGACCCCACTCAGCCCAGCACTTTCAAGATTGCACGTGAAACGCTGATCACTGCTCAGCGTCTGCTTCTTGATACCGGCAACCTCACCACCTTCCACCAATCCATTGGTAGCCTGACGCTGCTCGACGACTATCGTCGTTGGCGTGATCGGGTGTTCATCAACGAACTCCTGAAGGCTGTTTCTAAGGGTCAGTCTTCTGACACCCAAGGCGGTTACTACTTCCCTGGTGACCTTGCCACTGGTGCTCTGAGCTATACCAACGCCGAGCAAGCTAAGTTCGACGTTAAGGATGACCTGCTACGCGTGGTGAAGAGCCTGCGTAAGCGGAACACTCCTACCTTCCAGGATGGTTTCTATCGCTGCGTTTGCGATCCGACCTTCCTGATGCACCTTCGTCAGAACAGCGACTTCCGCGAAGTTGCTCGTTATCCTGGCAACGGTCAAATCAACCCCCTCATGTCCGGGATGCAGCCCAACGCTGCCCTGTACATGGGTCAAGGCTTCGGCCAAGCCACCTTCGTGGCTGGCGAGCCGATCATGCCCACGGGCTTTGTGTTTGAAGGCGTGCGCTTCTTCGAAAGCACCAACATGCCTACTCAAACCCAGAACGCGACCATCGCATCGG